GACATTGTAATCATAGGTCTGTTGGTATCTCTCCACGTCATAGTGGGTCGGTACGAACGTCACCTTGCCCCGTTTGGTGTTCTTGGCTCCCTTGGCCAGTTTTTCCACCTCACCGGTATAAGTGTACTTGTTCACAGTTTTTCTAAGCCCTGCCGCTTGGGTCAGGCTGTTGTCCACCGTAAAAAGGGACCTGATATCAAGTTTAGTGTTCATCAGGTCCGTGATTTTGTTCTCTAAAACAAAGTTGTCATAAAGCGTATGGGCTGTTGCCATTCTTCATCATCCTTTCTATTGTGTCATCTGCTTGTACAGTTCTGGGCTTTCCTCGTAAAGTCGTTGTTGCTCATTGATGGAAAGCTTCCTGAACGTCTCTTTCGTCATGCCTTCGGAAAATCCCGATCCGCCTTTTGGAGAGTTGGAAGCAAGACGCTTCTCGACCTCTGTTTTGACGGAAGCCATGAACGCTTTTTGCAGCAGGTTGATATTGGCCTGCATCGTGTCCGCATCCACGTCCACCACAAAATCGACTAAATCAGTGCTGATGCCCTTGGAAGCGAGTATCTTACTGCATTCCGCTTTGTTTTCAGCCAAAGCTAGGTCCTTTTCCTTCTGCTCGATGACCTTTTCCCGCTGCTCCAGTTCATAGCGTAATTTCTCGTCTGCGTCCATTTTAGCCAGCTTTTCAGCTTCCTTCACCTTCTCCTGGGACTTCTTTTCCGCTTTCTTCATGGCCGAGGTCACCCTACGGTCAACTTCCGCCTGCAGCTCCGCCTCCGTGTAAGTCTTTGGCTTGTCCTGTGGTTCACTCGGCGGCGTTCCTCCGCCTGCGGTCGCCCCGTCTTTTTCCATCAAAGGTTTCCAGTTCCGATATAGCCCGTGTAAATATTTCATCGTGTTACCTCCATAAGTTTTATTCGTAAAAATAACCCTTGAAGTTTGTTCTTTTCGGCCTGCACCCTTCAAAAAAAGGCAATATAAAACCGTGTCTCAATGTACACGGTCCTAATCGTTCCTGATTCCCATCATTTTTTCATACTCTGCGATTTTCTTATTCAAAAACGCTTCGCTCTCTCTTTTTTCCTCTTCTGTGAATTCGTTATGCCGCCCGATCACCTTAGCTTCCGGCGGATCGTTCCATCTGGGGTGGCTAAAAGGTTTCTTATGATCCATTTGTGATTTCCTCCAAGAGAATCCATGTCTTTCCATGCTTTTCTTTAATGGCCTTCACGACAAACATGCTGCCTCTTCGATACAAGATTTCCTGTTCGGCCTTGTTGTATTCGGATATGTCTTTTCCGTTTCTTGCGTCCTGAATGAAAATTTGGACTTGTCCGGCTGGATTGTATAAACTGCCCTTCGTGGTAGAAAGATACTCCTGATATCGAATGTCATTGCCCACTGCGTAGTCTTCCAGGAATTTATCTCTTGTCTTCTCATCCGGAAACCAAAGGGACCTGTTCAGGTCGCCATGATAATTGTCCATGTCTTCCAACGCTTTGTCTAAGTCTTTTATATACTCTTTTTCGTCAGAAGTCAATGGCTTTCCTTTCCTCAATTTTTCGTTGACCTTGTAAGCGTCTCCGCTCACGTGCCGCTTGACGGCGTATTCTCTGGAATTCCTTTGTAGCCGCTCCACTTCCGCCTGGGCCAGTCGTTCCCGTTCTTCTGCGGTATAGTTCGATTCATCTATGACAGGCACCACCAAACATCTGCAGTTCGGATGGAAGAGAAAGGCCACTCCCGGAAGGGCTCTGTCAATATCCGTAATCTCGCCGTCCTTTTTTCTGCAGATAGGGCAAGTCCGAGCGTCATTGCAGGCGATGGTCTTCACTTGCTCCACGCCTGATTCTTTGTATCGCTCCACGTCCGCCACGTTCTGAATCCTCGCAAGCTCCGTGCGCACGATGCGATCCGCTTCATGGTAAGCAACTCCCATGCGGTCCATGAGTTCCTTAGTCAGCTCTTCCTTTTTGCTGCCCCGTGTGACGCAATCCACCAACCCACGCTCAAGGCTCTGCTGCAAGATTGCTTTGTTCTTCCATATCCGAGAAGACCAACGCTGTCCATCGGCGCACCAGACGCTATTGACCGCTTCCTTCACCGCTTTTGCGTTGACCGGGGAAAAGCTGCCCTTGACCGTTCCCAAGTCTTTCAGATAAGCCTGCGTGGCTCTGTCGGCCTGCTTGTGGAAATCCTTGAACGCTTGTTCCATGATGTCCACTTCTGCCTGCCCCAGAGCTTTCAGGTTCTTGTTGATGTTCTTCTGCAAATCGGCGTAGCAATTGAACTTGTACAGCTCGTTCATGTTGTAATCGCCCGCCGCCACTTTCACCATGATTTCCAGCATGTCAGCCTTGATTTTACGCAGCGCCCTGGTGTAGTGCTTTGCGATGCGCTTGTCAGTCTCTTCCCTGGATTTGTCGAAAAGCCCGTCCTGCGTCTCGATGAACCGCTCTTGCCAGTAAGCTCTATTCCTCTTCTGTTGTCTCTTCGCCTTCCTGTCCAGTTTCATCCTCATCGCCTCCAAACGAATCCATATAAGCCTGCTGCTGCGCCTGTTTTTCTTCCGTTTCTTTCTTCACCTGTTCCAATTCTGCGTCCACGTCAGAGATAAAACTAAGCTGGGAAAGCAGCGTCTTGTCAGAAACCAAGCCTCGCAGATTGTTGATGAGCTGGGACTGCTCCAGTTCGTTGACTGGAAGGTTCCTCGTGAATACGATTTCAATGTCACGCCAGACCGCCAGTTCGCCCTTGATGTTTTCCACCGTAGCAATCAAGCTGATTCGGTTCCGCAACGCTTTGGTCATGTTGCTGACGATGTTGGAGGCGTTGGCTTCCATCCCTGTCAGTTTGTACCGCATCGCTATCCCTGACTGCGCCATGAGTTTCTCATCGTTAAAATCGGGACTGTTGGCAATTTTATGAATCGTGTCGTTGAGGTTTTGCAGCATGTTCTGTATCTGCGTGTCATTGATGGATTTGGTCAGATAGGAAGCTTTGCTGTTCTCTCCCACCAAAAGCACCCGGTTCTTTTTCATTTCTTCCATGTCTTCGGGCTGTGTCCCGTCCATGCCTTCCAGCACCAAGTAAGCATCCGCGAACGCTTCAAAATCATCTATCTCGGCGGATAGCCAAGTGTTGTATGCGTCCTGCAGTCCCATGATTTTGTCAAAAGCGCTCACCCTGTCATCGTTGAGCCAGAAGACGCTGACGGGAACCTGCTTGTAATAATGCCGGTCCGTCCCGATTTCCTTCATGCAGTCAAATTTCAAATCGCTGGTGTAGTGGATGACCTTCTGGTCCGTGTAAACGTCCACATAGTATTTCACGTTGTCATACACGTCGTTGTCGGCGTAAAAGTGGATTAGGAACAGCAGGTCTTCCGACAAATCGTTGGTGTAAACCGGTACGCATTCCCGGCTGTCGAACAGCCTGAACCTCTGCTGCCCCTCTTCGTCACAATAACAGACCTCGTAAGCCACGCCGTAGATCAGAGCGTTTTTCAGATACTCATCGTCCTCGTTGTGAACATCGTTGTAGTTCAGCACGTCCTGCACAGAGTCAATGTCCTGCTGGCTCTTGTAGCTGATGGGAATGCCTGTCAGATAACCTGCGTAATTCTGGACGATGTTAAAGCAATAGTTCGTCACGATCTTGTTACATGGCTTGGTTTCGTCCGCATAGCTTTTGTGTAGAATATCCTGCTTCCCATCGTAGTAATTCAGGTATCGCTGCAGCCGTGGCCGCTGCGTGCATAAAAACTTGTCTATGATCTTACTGACCAGCGGTCCCGTAATCCTGGTGTCTTTGTCCATTTTGAACATGATGTCGTTTCCCCCTTACAATCCCAATGCCGATTTGCTCATGGTCTTGAGCCGTTTGTCTCTCCTGAACGGCTCCACGCTGTAACGCAGGGCCGCCATTGCGTCATCCATGAAGGCCACCGGCTCATCGATATACAATCCCGTCTTCTGGTCTTTGACCCATTTCCACTGTTGGATTTCTTTGATGGTGTTGACGCAGCAGCCGTTGATGTGGATTTTCCGCTGTTTCAGGTAGTCGATCTGCGCATTGACGCTTCCTTGCTCCTTCTTGACGGGAAGGGCCTTAAAACCGGCTTTTTTCCACATCTTGATTCGGTCGGGTTCGGCGCTGTCGCAGTACATCAGCCTGCCGTGGTCCAATCCTTTCCGTTCGGCCAGTTCTATGATTTCCGCCATATCCTTCTCGAACACGTAGAGTTCGTCAAGAACATAGATTTCACCGTCCCGGAATCCCACGTCCAGGACGCAGTTGGCGTGGTTGTATCCGAAGTCCTGGGAATAAAGCAC